TGGAAGCCATCAACGACGACACCGTTTGGCCTACCGAGTGCGAAACGTGGGCCGATGTTCAAACGCTGTCAGGCCGTGACTATGTGACGACGAATCAACAGGGCTATGTAGCGACTCACCGGGTATTCATGCGGTTCCGGGCTGGAATCAAGCCGCTGAATACCCGGTTGATTTATGACGGCGTAAAGCTCTACGTCGTGCATGTCAACAACATGCTGGGCAAGAATGCTAAGCTCGAGTTGCTCTGTCGGTCTGATGCTCCACCGGGAGTGTAGCGAATGGCCTTCAAAATTAGCGCCAAGATCGACGGGGCCGAAAAGCTGGTCGAGATTCTGCGTAAATTGCCCCCAGTGATTGCCCGTCGATGTCTCCGGCCAGCCTTAAACATGGAAGGCACCAGGGTTCTGAAAGCGGCAAAGCAGAACGTACCGACCCAGACCAAGTTGCTCAAGAAATCACTCGGCAAAAAGACCAAGACCTACCCCAAGACGAACGCTGTCGTCGTCATTGTTGGCCCGCGCAAGGGGTTCGCCCAGGTCATCGACGGCAAGAAGCGCAACCCCGTCATGTACGCTCATCTGGTGGAGTTCGGGGCGAAACCGCATTGGCTTGGGAAGAAGAAGTTTCTAGGCATCTCCTACGGGCGAAAAAAGAATAACTACGTCCCCAGAATGCACCCTGGCTCACCAGCACAAAAGCCGATGACGAAAGCAGCGAAGGCTTCTCTTGTGGGGGCATACACTCGCATCAAGGCCCGAATGAGTCAGGAGCTAGACAAGCTCGTTGCTAGCGGGAAGTACACGCTGCCATCGGCTGAGAGTGAGGACAGCGAAAGTTAGGCACGCCATCGGTGCTGACACTTTTTGCAGTGCCATTCTCGGGGGAGGAATACGCCAACAATTAAACCAACCAGCAAAACGACAATGGCATAGTCAACGTGCATATTCAGCACAAGGCCAAGGCAGATAAGAATAATCGAAATTATCACAACGATCATGCCAAAGGTGCTTACGTTCTTTTCACTGCATTGATTGTTGCAATGTGAACACCATGCGCCAAAACCTTTGTTTTGAACTGAGTTAGCCATCTCAAAGCATCCTTGGATTATCAGAGGAATCATAGCTCTATTCGCTTGATACCGCTACCCATTTCCCGCCCAAAAATCCGCACCGTAGACAATTCGGCCTGTGAGTTAATCGATCACAGGAGCCGGAATCAATGGCAAATGCTCAAACAACCGCTGCGGGCGCAACAGTCAAATACAAGACAACCTCTGGCGGTTCTTATGCTGCCATTCCCTCGGTCATCAGCTTTGAACCCGACAGCCTAAAGAACGGCGTTATCAAGCTCAAACGAGCTTTGCAAGATGCTGCTGGCTCCCGCTGGCGAGTCAAGAAGTCAGGCGATCCGGAAGCGGGCACGGTCAAAGTCACATGCGTTTGGAACGCTGTCGATTATGCCCTCGTTCGTGGCTGGATCGATACCGGAACCAACGGGTTGTACTTCCAACTTCAGATTCAGGACATCACCACCGGTTCCATGTGGGAGCGTATCGGCTTCATCTCCGAGATTGATGAACCCAAGGCAACACAATCAGACGAAGGCGGCGAGGAAGTTCTTTGGGGCTTCACCATTGAAGTCACCGGCGAACCTACATTCACCGCTGGCTCTTAACCCTTTGGAGTGTTTTGAATGTCGGCATCGTTTCAGGATTTCAAGGCGAAGGTTGCCAGCAAAAAGACTGTCATCGGCAAGGTGACAGTCCCAACGCTGGGAGAAGTCTCACTCTGCAAGATGTCAGCCGCAGATCGTGACCGGGTTCAACGGGCAGCCATCCGAGAAGAAGAGAGCACGTTCTACCGTGCTCGAATCGTCGTGGGTGTGGCTTGCGATGATACCGGGGCAAAGCTGTTCACTGTGAAGGACGAACAGTGGCTGAGTGAGCTTGACGCTGACCTGCTCGACCCGATTGTTGCCGAATCCAACCGCCTCGCTGAATCGGTGACGGAAAAAAACTTAAAGACGACCACTTCCGACGCTTTGCCTACCGCTTAGCGATGGCTTGCGGTCGTCTGCACGTTGACGAGATGCTTGACGAGCTTGATGAGGACGAGTTCAGGGAGTGGCAAGAGTTTGCAAGGCTGGAACCATTTGGGCCAGCCATTGACGACCTAAGAGGCGGGATGATCCTGGCAGCACTTCATGAACCGTACCGAGACGCCAAGCGAAAAAACAAACCATTCTCGGCTGATGATTTCCGGCTGGGATATGTGCCCAAGCGAAGGCAGACGCTTAGCGCGAAGGCACTGATAGCCAAGACAACCGCCATATTAGGGCCACCCCAAGTATGTCAGCTTCAGTAGGCAATCTGGCAGTCGTGCTATCGGCCACAACGGAGCCGATGGTGCAGGATTTGAAGAAGGGAGAGGCTGCGCTTACTAATTTCGGCAAGCATGCTGATTCGCTTGGCAATAACAATTTCTTCGAGAAGTTCAACGAAGGCGCAGAGCACTTCGTTAAGCACCTGATGAGTGCCGGGCTTGCGATTGTCGGCATCTCGTCTGCGTTCTCGATGCTTGAACGTGGGATGGAGTTGGCAGAAAAGGCAGAGATGGCCCACATCTCTTTCAAACTGCTGACTGGCGACATCAAGATAGCTGACGAGCTGCTAGCAGAACTCAAGAAGACGGGTTCTGATTTAGGTGTCAGCTTCGGAGACTTGCGGTCGAATGCCCAGCAGATGCTGAAGTTTGGGTTTGATGCAAAAGACATCAACCCCATTCTGAAAATCATCACCAACTACGGGCTGGCTCTTGGCGATGTCAAGGGAACCACTGAAGGGCTGATTCAAGTCTTTGGCGCATTGCGTGATAAGCCTGCCTTCGATTCTCGTTCCATGCGGGCAATGATTGAGTTCGGTATTCAGCCTTGGGAGTCTTTGTCTCGCATCCTCGGCAAAACTAAAGCCGAAGTCAAAGAGATGCTTGACGCTGGCATGATCGACGTGCCAACCGGTATGAAGGCTGTGCTTGAAACCCTGGCAAAAAAGGGCGAGGGCGGCGCAGCAGAAGTTGCAGAAACGCTTGGCAGCAAGAAAGGGCGAATCGGGCGGCTGATGGATAGCGGTCTGAAGAAGGTAGGCGAGGAAGCAATCGGCTTCTTTGACTTCATGCTGAAGAATGCTGGGATGATGCCCAGCAAAATGACCAACGAAGGCGGGGATAAACTCGACAAGGAAGTTGAGAAAATCCAAGAGCTGAAGAAGGCTGTTGACCCTGCAACTATTGCCTTTGAGAAGTTCCAGAAGAAGGCACAAGAGGCAATCGATACGTTCGGCATGTCCGACATGGAGAAGCAGCTAAAAGAGTTGCAAAAGTTCGGCTTGTCTTCAGAGCAGGCGGCACAGGCCCAGGCCTTAGTGAAACAGATTGAGAATCAGATCGCTGCCAAGAAAGAGCAGATCGAAGCAGAGAGAGAGTTTCAGCAGGCATTAAAGGAATCGGTTAAAGAGCAACAGCATCTTGTAGCAGCGATTACTGCCGCTGGTGTGAAGGGTGGGCTTGGCGATTACCTTGCCAAGCAAAAAGACATCACCGACCTTCAGAAGCAAGCCAACAAATTGCTCGAAGATAGCCTTTCGCCTCGGGAGAAGATGACACAGGAAGTTGAGAAGGCAAAGGATGCTTTTCTCGCTGGGAATCTGAACGAGGCCGAATACATGGCCTTGATTGGCAAAGCCAAGAAAGACTTTGACGCTGCGCAGCATGCGATGGAGCCACGGTTCGCCGGGGCTGCTGAAGCTGGGAGTCAGGAAGCATATTCGGCAATCATCTCTGCCCAGGCTGGCACCAACAACATGCAGGACATTGTTCAGAAGCAATTAGACAAAGCTGTCGAACAAGTCATGCAGACTAAAAAGCTCATCGAAAAACAGGGCGATATTGTTGCCGCTATTAACAGCCAGAAGGCTGGCATGAAGCAAATCACCTTCGGGACTGGAGGCGGCAACTAATGGCCATCCTCCAAGTCATCGAGTACCAGCGTGAAACCGACATCGGGCTGGAAATCGTTCACAAGTTCCTGATTCCTCGGTTCTCCACCAGCCGAATGTTTCAGGTCGTCACCGATTCGCCTACGACTTCGCACCTCTCGATACAGTTCGATAGTCGCATTCCGCAACTGTACTCGCTTCATCCTGAGTACGGCGGTTCCATCTGCAAGAAAATCAGCATCAAGCAACACGACGATGAAGAATCAATCATCTTCGACGTTGTTGCTGAGTATGACGACAAGTTCGACGGGGCAGACCCTGAGAAGCCGACTGACAACAACCCGTTGAATCGACCAACGATCATCAGCGGCGGTTCTAACGAGCATGATGAAATCGTTGTCATCGATGTTAATGGCGTTCCGGTTCAGAATAAGGCCAAAGACTCTTTCGACCCGCCTTTGACTCGCAAGGGTGGTGCTCTTCGTTTCAGCATGACGAAGAACTATCCAACGCTCGATCTTGCGTACATCCGCAGTTACAAGAACGCCATCAACTCTGATTCATGGTTCGGGCAGGCGGCTCAAACAGTTCGCATCGCCAACATCACATTCAGCCGACAAATCGAAGACATGCAGGTGAGCGATACGGTCACGGTCAAGGTGGTGTACTGGACTTATACGTTTGAGTTCGAGATTGCCGACGCTGGTTTAGGCGATGGCACTTGGCGCAAATATGTGCTCAACCAGGGCTATCGGTATCTCTCAGGCAGCGACCTCATTCCGATCACCGGCAAAGACGGCTTACCTGTCAGCAAGCCAGTCAATCTTGATAGCTCTGGCGGCGTTGGATCACCTGCCTCACCCGTCTGGCTCACCTTCGACGTTTACCGGCAACTCCCATTCGCAGCACTTAACCTTGTGTAAGGAGACATAACACATGGCACTGGCTCAACAGATCATTGGAGACGTGCAGATTGCAGGCAACCTGCAAGCTCAGACGATGACGATTCCTTCAAACACCGTCACCAATGCCAGCGTGCAAGCGGCGGCTGGCATCGCAGCGACCAAGCTGCAAAAGCGAACCTATGCCCACTACTTCACGGCAACAGGAACAGCGGTTGCGACGATCCGCATTCCCATTCACCGGGTAAAAGGCGCAACGGGCACGATCAATTCGTTCAAATGCGGAAACACCGTTCTGAACATCGGAGCCGCTACGATCTCGATTCAGTTGAAGAAGAACGGCTCAAACATCCTTTCGGCTGCTACCGTGCTCGACACTGGCAATACTGCCTATGTCGCAGAAGACGCTGCCGGGTTTACTAGCTCTTCGCTGGTGGCTGGTGACATCCTTGAAGCCGACATCACGGCAACGGCTGGCGGTGGAACGCTGGGGCAGGGCTTGTTCATTATTGCCGAGATCGACGAGGACGCTGCTTAATGGCTGGCGAACTGGTTGGAACTGATGAACCGACAATGAACCGAGTGCTTGCGGCGACTCGACGGGTAGAGAGTATGCCCATCTTGTCGCCAAGCACTCGCAACCGTCCACAGTTTTCCGTCTCGCAAATCATCGTCCCTCGCAGCGGGCCAGATGTCAACGACATGTACACCTGTGATATTTACATCGTCAACGATCCCATCACCGGCACTTATACGCAAGTCTCCACTGGCCAGAAAATGATACTTCTGCCGAGCACCCTCTAATGTCCGTGACTCTCGACAAGCCGATTATCGGGCTGCGGGCTTCTGCCAATGGAAGTGCCGCAGTCTTCGTGCCGGGAGCGGAAGGGTTCTGTGATGGCGTTACATTGAACCAGCCGTATGTCGGGCTGCGTGCTGCATCCGATGGCAACGATATTGTGTTTGTGGTGGGCGATCAGAAGTTGAACGGTGATGGCACTCTGATTCTGAACAAGCCCTACATCGGGCAACTATCCAGTATTGATGGCGATGCTAAAGTATTCACGCTGGCAGGCAAGCAATGCTGCTACTGCCCTACGGTGACCGGCTGGCCGGAGCCGCTGACAGGCCGCCACTTCCGGGGCCGCATCACCAGTGCCATCGGCGTACTCGATTTCCCGATGTGGTACCGAGACGACGTTTACGCCATGGGTGGCTACCCTGGGCTGGGAGGGCTGTTCCCTAATCTCCTGCTACCCGACAAAAAACAGGGGTGGATTTCTCAATTCTTCTTTACCCCCAGAGCCGGAACGCTTGAACAGATGTGCGGTTCTGATTTCATGCTCATCATGGTTGAGGTGAGACGATGCGACATGAAAGTATGGATCACGCAGGGCCTCAACCCTGGCCCGGTGCGTTACGACCAGTGCAACGATTCTGGCGACATCGTAACTTGTAGCCCGTTCTACCTGAAACGAAAGATGGACTTGGCTACCCCTGGCTATTGGCTCGGTGGTAGTGGCGACGCCGATCCCCATGTTCTTCCCCCGATAGTTAGCAGGCCTTTGACTGCTTGTAGTGGGGCGACCGGCGCGGACTGTACCGGCGAAGAGTATTTCGAGATGTACGCATCAGTTGCTGGCCCTTGGGACGGCGACTGGGACGGCAACTGGCCGGGGGACTGGTATGGCTAAGTGGAAGATATTCGGCAAAGGCTGGACGTATTGCGACCAAGACGGCGAACCCTTTAACGCTCCCGGCTTGGGCGTGCTTCTTATTGCCCAAGAACATCCCACAGTAGGCGTAGAAATCATCTGCAAAGAAGAGTTCTATTGGTGGTTGGATCGCTGGCTGGGCGGCAATGAGCGTGGCGTGTGGTGCTATCAAGCGAAGTATCTTGGGCCGCAAAAGGTCATACATGGTGAAGTGGTCAGCAATGATGAGTTCAATGCGGCGATTCTGCAAGCGTTGAAAGACCCTTACTTCCCCAAGCCCAAAGACGGGCGATTACCGGGGGAGAAGCACTAAATGATTTCTACACCGGTATACACCCAGCCGGGCGACCAGCTTTTCAACATCGACGGCAATGAGAGCGGGGCAACAGCTTATTCTTCAGAGAATAACTCAGTCAACCCGACGATTACGACAGACCTTTCGTTGTCCTATCGTGTCGCTGTTGAATGTGCGGTTGCTAGCGGCGGTTCTTCGGATGTTTGGCAATTGCAGGTCAGCAAGAACGGTGGAAGCTATACCGATGTGACAACAAGTAGTTCAGGCATCAAGGCCTATGACTCTTCTTACCTGACCAATGGCGGCTCAACGACGGCACAACTCGGAACGCCTGATACGATCCTTTACACTTTCGCAGCGGGCAAGATCAGCGAATCAGGATCAACAACGTATCAGATTTTGGTCAATGCTTACACAGAGTTCCTGTTCCCGTTCACCGTTGTCTATGCCGACGTATCCAATGGCGACACGTTCGACTTTCGTGTAGTCGTCAACAGCACCGTTCTCAACAGCTACAACCACACGCTCAGAATCACAGTCACCAAATCAAGCACAGGCGGGCTCTACCCCGCATACCTCGATCCTGGCTATAGCGGCGGGATGATGGTCATGGGAGGAATGTAACATGTTGCAATCGTACAAGCTCGGGCAGGGAAGCATCGTTCTTCGCATCAAGCTCAGAGATTCCACTGTTTCCACCGGCGCCGGAAAGACAGGCCTTACGTCATCGTCAACCGGGCTGATTATCGCTGTGATTGCAGACAATGAATCGTCAACCACTGCATATACTCAGGCAGGATCAACTATCGAAAGCATTACGACTCTCGGAACCTACGCAGCGCCAACGGCCACGAAATGCCGATTCAAGGAAGTCGATTCGACGAACCACAAAGGCATCTACGAAATACAGATTGCCGATGCTCGATTTAATGTCAGCAATTCCAAGTCTGTTCTCATTTCCATCAGCGGAGTCACCGGGCTGGCTGAATGTGATGCTGTGATTCCGCTCACCACTTTTGACCCCTACAGTTCGACCGTTGACGCCAATGTAACGAAGCTGCTTGGAACCGCTTGGCTGACTCCTGGCACGGCTGGCACGCCTGATGTCAACGTCAAGCTCGCAGGGGGAACCGCCTGGAACTCTGGGGCCATTGGAGCAAGTACCCTGGCCACTGACACCATCACGGCGGCTAAGATCGCAGCCGATGCGATTGGTGCAAGCGAACTGGCTTCTGATGCTGTAACCGAGATTCTCACCGCTCTATGGGCAAAGGTTGTTGGCTATGGAAGCACGACATTTGAGGAGCACCTGATAATCATGGGGGCAGCATCAGCAGGCAAAACGAGCGGGGTAGGTGTTAGCGCTCCTGTGTTCC